AAGGTTATGATTGAGATTAACCGAGGCGGTGTTATCTTAGATACATACAGAACAAACAATCGCCAAGATTTACTGGCTCCCTCTCCAAGAAACTTAGGCAAAACATTCCTCAGCAAAGACAGACCTTACGGGTGGTATAAGAATGACCACACGGCAGAAAGAGCAAACGCTTATCTGATTGATTATCTGAGGAAGAACTTTGAATCTGTTTTCCTAATTGAAATGATCGAAGAAGCCAAAGTTTATATTACTGAAAATACGGATTTACTGGATGCTGTTGTGGGTTGTGAAATCTATCATAAGGATATGATGGAAAAACTCAAGAAGAAAGTTGATGCTGCGCCTCAGAAGAAAACTATCCCAATGATTATCTATCAAGACGGGAAAGCAGTAAAAGTTTGGAGAGAAGTTAAATTCTAAAGTAAATTTTAATTACTTTTTGGTAGACTTACCATTGCTACCTTGACGGGCACGATTGGTACTTTTCTTTTCTAATACCATCTTTCCGTCCTTCTTATGCGAAAGGTCAACACCCTTAGTCGCTCTCTTACCATAAATACCCTTTTTGCGAGCCTCTGCGTTAAGTTCTTGACGATATGCTACTTTGTCCTTCTGATACTCCTTATCGTAGCTGTAATCACGTCCTGTGGCTTTATTCGAAGATGGTCTTTTATTCTTAGCTACGATTTTGTTTTTCATCTCTCTTTTCAATTATTTCTCCAATGAGATAAGACATTCCTATTGTAAAGGTAACAAATAATAACCCAAACAAGAATCCTTGTATCATTTCTTCTTTACATTGGTAACTCTTTTACCCATTCCAACCCTTGACTTCTCGGCTTTCTTTGCTGCGAGTTTTGATGGACTTAATTCTGATTTTGTAACTGGTGTTTTTGACGATACTCTTTTTGACGGACGACAATACTCATTAGATCCTCCTGCACCACAGGCTTTACCGCTTTTGGTGTCTACCCACTTCTCTGCTCCCCATCTTTTTAAATCTGAGCCCGCCTTGGTTTTTCTTACTGCTCCACTTCCTTTTCTGCACTTCGCAATTGCTTGTGATGCCCTAGCAGAAGGGAATACAGCGTACTTTGCCTTGACCTTGGTGTAGCAAGCGTCTTTCATTATCCTTGACGGTTATAAGGTTTACTTGACTTGTGTTTGTTTTTGTGCTTGGTATGCCTACGAAGTTTAACTCGTGGCTTAGATCTAAACGCAGATACGTTACTCTTTACTTTTGTTGCCATAGGTACATTCTGAAATAGTCGAACTCTTCTTTACCGCCTTCTTCAACATAATTGAGGTAAGCGTCATATGCTGGTCCTGTAACCTTAACTTCTACAACTGTGGTATCAATACCATTGGCAATCATCTTAGCAGCGTACATCTCGTTTACTTGCTCCATTGCTTTGACTTGGGTCTCAGCTACTTCAACTGCTTCTTTTAACTCTTCCTTCTCTTCTACCTTAGCATCTACTAGTTTGGCACTAGTCTTCTGAGCCATTTGGGTAACTTCTGAGGCCATCGCCAAGTTTTTCTGTATCTTGGCAAGCATCAACTCAATATCGTCCACTGGAGCATTCGTAACAGCCCCAACAGGGAATGCTAATTCAACAGCAAGAATGAAAAAACAAAAGATGATGATTAGAGTCCTCATAGTTTCTTTACTGTATTGATTATACGAAGTTCTGTAATGGCAGCAGATAAGGCAGAATCACTCTTCTTCAAAGCGTAACCCATCTTGTCGACTTTCAGCTCAAGAGCGTCAATCTTCTGATTAGACTTTTCAATCTGATCACCGTAGCCTGTCTTAACGTCATAGTAGAGATAGCTAACAGCCACCAACATACAAAAAGCCACGGCAGCAACAGGTTGTTTTTTAAACTCCTCAAAACTGACAGGGAATGGATTTGTTTTAACTTTAGGAGCATTCATTCTTTTATCTTTTTGTAGTAATAAATAATTGCCATAACACCAGAGATACAACCTATGATTGCCACACAAAATGCTACGATAGGTTGCCAAGCAGTCACAAAGGAAATAACTGCTGATGACCCAGAGATTACAGCGAGGGTATTAGCGGTTGTATCGTTCTGGAGAATCATCACTTCTTCTTCTTTTTACCAATTACTCCTTTAGCCATCAAAATATCCATTTTGGTTACTTTGCCATCCTTGTTGATATCAGGAAAAGACTTTGCTTTCGTTGATTTTTTTACTGGTTTTTTCATTATTTCTTGACCATCTTAATCATGCTCTTATTGAGTTTTTTCGTCTCTTTTGGAGTCATCATTTCAGCCTTGATGGCAACTTTTTTAGCGCTAGGCTTAGCCACCATCTTGTTCATGCTCTTATTGAGTTTTTTAGTCTCTTTTGGAGTCATCATTTCAGCCTTGATGGCAACTTTTTTAGGGCTAGGCTTAGACATCATCTTTGCAGTAGCTTTTTTTCCGTATAACATAATTTTATCTCTTTATTTCTTTTGATATCCACCAGTACCCATTACATCTGATCTACAAGCATTTGTACCAGAGCCGCCAGGAATACAACCTGCCGCACGTCTAGATTTTCTTTTGTTCTGCTTGCGCATTTGCTCCATGTTTTCAGGTTTCGATTTAATTTCTTTTAAATCTCTTCTGGCTTTTTGTTTCAATTCTCTTGAAGTTGAAAGTTCAGCACCCTTGTCAGTTCGCATACTAACAAGTTCACGAACTGCTGTTCTCTTTCTACGACTCAATTCATACGCTTGACCGTCTTTATATGCAATTGGTCCTTTTTTCCTTGCTCTTGCACCTTTCAACCTTGCTGAACCAGCACTAGCACTAGGTCGACCACTATCAAAAATCTTAGACTTACCTGCTGAAAATGCATCGGCTACATTGTAGCTAAGGGTATTGTCTTTTTTTCCCGCCTTCTTGAGTTCTATTTTGTTCTTACGAGCATCTCTTACGGCTGATACAGCATTTCTAACACCCGAAACTTGCTTCTTAAGTGCTGTAGCAGCACCGGCTGTTTTCTGTTTTACTTCTGCTTTAGTCCGTGTTACACGAGCACGAACTTTTTGCATAATTGGTCCGGGAGTTTTCTTAATTGCCATTATTTCTTGGTTGATTTTTGATTTTTACCTGCTCTCCAGGCATCTCCAGCAGAAACTTTTATATTTCTATTGCCTCGAACTCTGTTAGCACCACGGGTAAATCTAGCATCTGCTAACATTGTTCCAATGGTAGTACCAGCCACACCAATGGCAGCACCAATAGTTTTTATTCTTTCTTTCTTCTTGGCGGCCTTTGCAGCAGCAGTTCCAGATACCGTCATTGGTACTTTTGGAGCAGCTCTTTTAGCCACTCTCACTACTTTCTTGGTCTCTCTTTTAGTCTGAGGCCCAATTGGGCTTATTGATTTTTTCATTTCTTTTTTGGTTTGGTTTTTACTGTGGACTTTGTCCCTTTAACTTTGGCCTTATTGACTTTAGAATTAGGATTTTGTGAAATAGGTTTAACTTTCTCAACATAGTTCCCCCTATCAAATGTTCCAATTGGGCCGTAATTTGTATAACTTGTTACAGTATCTTTAACTGGTTTTGGTTTTGGTGCTGGTCTTTTTATTGGACTAATTTGTTCACCTCTAGCAGCTACTGTCGAGTCATTTATTACTTTAAAAGGTCCCCACTTTGTTCTACTCCCATCTTTATTAACCTCTATTGAATTTTTTGGATTATTTCTACTAGGACTTATTTTACTACCAGATGTAATACTACTCGGAGCCTTCCACACAGGCCCTACATATGGCTTTGGTTTAGGTTGTTTTTTTGCGGTCTTTTTCATACTTTGTAAGTTATTTTTCTATCTTACTGCGTAGTGACATAGTTCTAATTGTTCTTACTGCATTACCTACCTTAGTTTTTGATTTTGGTTTGCTCATAAGTTTATCAATTTTCTTTTGTGTCTTCGCTACATTTACTGGGGGTTTTGTTGTTTTTGATGCAGTAACTTTAGTGGTACTTTTCATCATAGATTTTATAGGTTTCATTTCTTCGGTTTGTTTTGTGACACTTTCACCTTAGCACTTGCCTTGGTGGGTTTTGAGTTATTATATTCTAGCTTCTTAGCTACAAAATTACAATTGTACATATTAACACTTCCATCTTTTACGAGCCTGTCTCAAACGTGAGTTTGGATCTGAGGCCGCCTTTGGAAAATCTGCCATTTGACCGGCACTACGAGCACAAAATGATTTGCGTCTCTTAGCATCTTTACTACCTGCTTTAACTGTACCAGTTACGGCTGTCTTTAATTTACTTCCTGGGTTCGCCTTACGATAGGCAGCAACACCTTTAGCCGTCATACCTGCTCCACTCTTTGTAGGTAGGTAATTGGCACTCTTACCTTTGGTTGTTTTCGCTATGGGCTTATCCTTCGGCATCCTTCTTTTTGAAAATCTTATTAGCAGCTCCGAGACCCAATGCACCAAATGCAAGGGCAGTTACACATTCTACTAAGATGGAAGCAGGTTTAAAGTGCTCCTCAGAAAAAGAGTTGTGATACATAGTAACACACAAAGCAATGGCACATAAGATACCCACGAAGCGGTTAGATGAAAACTTACCCTTTTCATCTTTGAATATTTCGAAGAATTTCATAGTACTAAGTTAGTTAATTAAATTTAATTTTCCAATGGTGGTGATGGCATTGGTGTATAATCAATTCGTTCAAGTTGTTCGAGTTGGTCGTGAATTTCTGCAAAATTAGAATCATTCAAAATCTCCAACCCTACTATCCATCTATCACTACCATCTTTTACAAATAGTAGTTCACTTGAATTGTGTCGATAACCATTTAATGCGTTATATTGTTCAGCGGTGGGGTGTAAAACTATCATAATGAGTTAATATAAGTATTAAATATATTAGTAAAATTAACTTGCTCGTTGGTTAAATCTGCACCCATATAAACCATTGAAAATTGAGATTGATTAGGTTGAGTAAAACTGCCATTATCGTTTATTCCCAAAGCATAAATATTTAAATTTGGTAATCCCATAGTTGTTTGCGTGACTTGTTGATGCAAAACACCATTATTGTAGAAATTATAGGTATTGCTATTTACACGATTCATAGATATTAAACCCGTAGATGTAATATCAGTGGAAGGCACACCACCTGGACCCGCATCATTAAATCTGGAAAGGTTAAAACCACGAGAAACACACATAAGAGTCTGTAATGTTGTTTGTGCCGCTCCCAATTCACACGAACCTCCACTGATTTGCGCTTCTACTGTTCTTCTATATATACCCATTGACGCATTATTTAGGGAAAAATTAACACCATTTGTAAAGGGATTGTAATTTGTATTTACATAACTACTCGCTCCATTGCCTTTAAATCCTTGATTAGTTGTAAATGCAGGACTATTGACTGCCGTATATTGACTTAGTCTTTTCCAATCTATTAAAGCAAAATTAGCACTACCATCGGTTGCAAATACCGCAAAACTGTCTAACTTACTCCAAACGCCTCCCGCCTTCAAATCCAACATTAACTTATTTTGCTTGACTTGTTGCCCCGAACTTGGTAGCGTATAACCTTGTGTAGCAGAGTAGTTTAATACCGCTTGATAGTCGGCATCAAAACCACCGACCATTACACGATTACCAATATTTAGGCCAAACCCGATCATTTCAGATAAGCTACAATACTACCGCTAGTTAATGTGATTGAGGAGAAGTGAGACCCCTTAGCTGCGGTAATAAGCATACCTTGTTTAAGAGTTACAGATGTGAGACCCAATGCTGAGGTTATATCTGTACCTGCTGGGTTTAAAACCTGAGCAACAACTGCGTCTGCATTAACTACAAAACCTTGAAAACCACCTGTATTGGCTGATGTATTTGAAATGACTTGACAACCAGTAAGGCCGCTCTGAAAGTCGATTGTACGTGAGAATACTTCTTGCATATATCAAAGATACAAAATAAAAAAGAAAAAGGCAACTTAGTAGATTCGGTACAGATTGAAAATATCTGTGTGTATTGTGTTTGCCGGGTTTACAGTTAGCCACTGCGCATTCACTTGCAGAGTAGTACTAATTGTAGTACTAAATGTTGTATTGTTTTGACTAAAGAAGCCAATGCTCTCTGGAGCATTACTGGCGTTCTTGTTGAAGAAGAACGTCCCTGAAGTTGCAATTGATGCCGTTCCCGCAGATCCAATCGCTCTAATTGTGAACGTAATGTACAGCTCCCAGTTTTTATTGGTTGTTGAAGGAAGCGTTATAGTTCCACTTGACGCTAAAGTTACAGCTCCTGCCATTATCGCTATCGATATCTGCTCGTTATTGGCAGATGACATTTGGCCGGAGAAGATCGCATTGAAAGAATCACCAACTTGAAACCCATTTGCTGGGATAGTCAGAGTTCCCACACCGCCATCAATCAAGCTACCAGAGGTGGTTACGGGTACGCTCTGCTCTGTCTGTGAGTAAAGTCCGCCTGTGTGTAAGGTATTGATTGTTACGTTTCCTGTTCCTTCTACTGGGCTTAGGCTTATATTGGTGCCTGCTATTATCTTATTGACAATTGCTTGATTTTCCCACTGTCCTGTAGTGCTGTTGTAGACTAATCCGTTTTTATTGGCAATGCTGCTTAAGGTAACGTCCGTCAGTCCATTTAGATCTGAGGCCCCAAGCACAATATTTTGTAAATTCTGTACAATGACCCGTAATCGTGTAGCCTTATCTTTTTGGCTCTGATCACGGGTCTTAGCATAATTTCTGTCCGCCTCATTGGCAGATTTTAATAACTCGGATGCTATATTCTCCAGTTGTGTCACAGGAGATTAAATGTCCTTACTTTCAATAAGAGTATAGGTAAATGAGTTGACGTGTAATTTAGCAGCTTTCTTGCAGTGTTGCATAAACACATCAAAGTCCTTCACTCTTTTAAATACTTGACAGCCTTCACTCCACGTTGAAATGATATTCGAATCTGCTCCAGCCTTATGAATATTGATTCCGTAAACACCCTCGGTGATCTTACTCTCATCATACACTTCGTCCTTATTGGCATCACGATAGACTTTGATATTTGCTTTCTGCCCCAAAGCCTCGTATTTGCCTTGATGTAAACGAATCATGTGAGAACCGGGGTATTGACCAGGGACTACACGAGCAGTGCCTGTGCCATTATTACCTTTCAACATTGGTGCTTTTCCAGGATCGGTTGTAGCACTCCAAATAAAGAACTGCCATGCACCATCAATCTTAAAAGAAAGGGTCAACCAGTCATCAAACAAATCTGTAACCTTCTTACCTGTTCCACTATTGCGGATTCCGATTACGTTCATATTGTAATCGCCATTCTCGAAGTACTTGTACCCCTTGGCCTTTACAGCCTTCTCAATTTGTTCTCTTGTATACATATTATCTTCCTAGTGAGGTTAAAAACTTATCTGTAATTGTTTGGAAACTAGTAACTTCACCCGCAGTCAAGTGCATTCCGATTGTTGATAATCCAAAAGTCTTGGTTGTGAATCCTGATGCTACTCCAGCCACGTTCGCTGCTCCAATATAGAATGTATCGCTTGGGACATCACTTACATCTGTTGTTGATGTGTTTGATGCTTGTAAGACTCCATCCAAGTAAACTCGTGCATCTGCATCGTCAAGTCGAGTCGCTAGATAATGCCCACCTGGAGCACCTAAACCAGAAACCAAAACACGACCTACGATTGAAGCATTACTCCAAAAATCTGAGTAGTAGTTATTTGTACCAGCGTCAAATGCCATACGAATTCTATCGTCTGCTGCTGTACTGCCTACACCCATAGGTATGTTTGCTAGTCCACCGTTTGCATCGGCTGTGTAGAAGGAGATGTGTATGTTTTCAATTGATGAGGAAATTGCACTAAAGTCAAAGTTGGTATCTCCAAATCCTGATGTTCCGTTGAAGTCTACACCCAAAGTGCCATAACTCATTCCACCAGCCCAACTTACTTGATAGTAGTCAGCGTCCTTTAGGTTGTAAGAACTAGTTGATGCAGTACCTCCGAGGAAGGGATAGATTGCGTAGAACTTAGACCACAATCCAGCAGCCTTTAGTTCTGTTACGTAGGTATTTACCCTGCCGATAATTACTCCGTCTGAGACCCCACTCTTATTTTTGTATTTCTTAACGTCCACATCCAAAAACTCCTCAATTAACTCCTTGCCTTTTGGCGTTAGTTTAAAAGCAGCAAGTTCTGCATCTGTTACAACACAACCGCCACAATTCTGAGAAAAGCGATTGGAAACCGAGATCAGTTTATCTTGCTCCTCGTCTGAAAAGCAATCGATATTCTCTAGACAGAATTTAAGGAATAAACCCTTTTTGATTTGATCCTCGTATGAGCAGCAAGGCTTATCATACTTAGCGTCATCAATTTGTTTTTGTGAATACATACAAACCGCCTTATCGGCAGCAGCGATGTACGACTTTAAAAACTGATCTAAACTATACTTAACAGCCACAGCTTGTACGGATTGATGGAGCACAACCACTCAGAGCGTCTTGGATATCAGAATAAATCTCTTCTGCTAGTAAGTACTCTCCGCATTCCATTGCTTGAACCATCTTATCGTAAAGCATCTTTAACTCTGCGTAATCATTGCTAGTCATGTCTCCTAGGGCTAATTTACCTAAGGCACACTTAATAGATGCATCACGTAAAGTGTATGTACTTACAGTAAAGCCAGTGTAATTTGTAGTTACTAGCCATATACCATCTGATAGAGATGAAGTTAAAGCTGAGTATACGCTCTGAGACCGAATCACATTGTCTGCAAAATTGCCGGCCAATAAGGAAACTGTAGTACTCACGCCACTTGGACTTACAAAAACGGCATTCATCGTTGGTGTTACCGCTGCTGAACGTACTGTATTAGGGGCTCCCCACCCCGTCAAATTAGTCACTGCATTATAATCACCAGTAGAATCGATGATGATAAAATCAGTGCTAGTGTGTTTGAATGTTATAACTGGAACTGTTGCCATATATCAAAGTTACAAAATTTATTTGATAAATTGACCAGGGAGGGCTAGCTCGATCTTATTTTTGTCTTCCTTGCTTATCAAGCCTCTCTTGTCCATCTCAGTCAGAATGCCACGCAAACGGAGAGATGTTAGTTCAGTCTCATAAGTATCCAAGGTATTCTTCATCGTCTCAGCAATGGTGGAGAAAGTAGCACGAGTCAATCTTTCGATATTCGGTAAGTTGTCCGCACTAGTTCTTATTTGCTCCAAGTTATTATTGAAATTGTTGATATGGATCTTCAATCCGTTATAACGCAACTCACCAAGGATTTGCAATTCCTTCTTATACAGATCAAATGGAAGAGATAAGGTAACCTTGTTGACGCCTGATCCGATTTCGTAGCTATTGTTCTTATTGACACTCAAAGCACTCCACATATTCAATGGTTTGCCTTTCTCATCTACAAGACCTAATTCATCAGATACCATAGACATACCGGCTACTGTGTTGTAAATATTATTAGCTAATTCTGCTTTTGCATCGCCTCCTTTAACTTGTTTAAAGGATCTGAGACCGAATGGATTGATCATTGCTGATAAATAAGCAGCACCTGTACCCGGCTCATAACCTGTCAAATTCAATTTCAACTCTTCTCCGAATACACCAATTCCACTGCTATAGAAATCAGTTTTAACATCGAAAACTTGAGAATTTCTAGACAATTTTGAAGCTGCCTTAATTCCAGTTCGGCCCAACATGGCAGGACCACCCGATTCCATAGAAGGTATAACTTGGCCCAAAGACATCTGGGTTTGTGCCTTCCCTTTTGCAAAGAAACTAAGTGCATTCGGAGCAGCTACTGCACCTGTTGCAGCCAACATATTGGCAAATAAGTTCTCGGCCGCCTTTTGTTTATCGGGGGCTTTTGAAATATCTAAAGCCAAACCAATGGTTTGAAGTGCACTAATGTTTTGGATTGATGATTCACCCAATGAGAAGAAAGCACTGACTCCATTTATCGTTGGTTGTTGATTTGCAATGTAAGAGCTT